ATCCTCATCATGCACAATGCAGCACACGACTTGCTGTGGCTGTGGGAGTCTGGCTTCACATATGACGGTCCTGTATTTGATACAATGCTGGCAGAGTATGTTCTGCAACGAGGACAGAAAGAACCGCTGTCTCTTGAGATGTGTGCTAATCGTTATGACTTGGATACAAAGAAACAAGACACACTAAAAGAATACTTTAAGAAAGGATACACAACTAAAGATATACCATTTGATGAGTTGTCGGAATATCTAACGGCTGACCTAATTGCCACACAGCAGTTGTCTGACAAGTTGTATTACCGTCTTAATACACCAGAAGATTCGGGTCTTATGGAAACAGTGATACTTACAAATAAAGTTGCAGTTTGTCTCTCACGCATATATCAGCGTGGGTTTAAAGTTGATTTATCTGCATTGGACAGTGTGCGTCAAGAGTTTGAGCAGGAGAAGCGTCAACTTATTGACAGTCTACAGCGTCAAGTAACAGAGATAATGGGAGACACACCTATTAATCTTAATAGTCCAGAGCAATTATCTCAGGTAATCTACAGTAGAAAGCCTGTTGACAAATCTATGTGGCAGAACAACTTTGATAAGTACATGAGCAAGACATCCTATAAAGAGATGGTGTCAATACATTCAGAGCCTGTTTACAAGACAAGGGCAAAGCAATGCCCTAACTGCTATGGTCGTGGCACATATTATAAAAAGAAGGTAGACGGTAGTAATTGGTCAAAGCCATCCAAGTGTCAGGATTGTAATGGGGTTGGCTTTTTGTTTGTCAATACAAAAGAATTAGCTGGACTGCGTTTCTCTGCACCAGATGCAAAGTGGATAAGCGCACATGGCTTTACTACAAGCAAGACAAATCTAGAAATACTAGAAGGTTTTGCTAGACAGCGTGGCATGGAAGATGCTACGAGTTTCTTGAGTAAGGTAAAACGTCTAAGTGCTTTAGATACTTACTTGTCATCCTTTGTTGATGGCATTGAGAACTATACGAAAGAGGATGGCAAGTTGCATGTTCGCTTGCTACAGCATCGCACTGCCACTGGTAGGTTTAGTGGTGCTGACCCTAATATGCAGAACATGCCAAGAGGTGGCACATTCCCTGTCAAAAAAGTGTTTATATCACGGTGGGAAGGTGGCAAAATTATGGAAGCAGACTTTGCACAGCTAGAGTTTAGGGCTGCTGCATTTTTATCACAGGATGGAGTTGCAATTGAAGAAGTATCTACTGGATTTGATGTACACGCATACACCGCTAAAGTTATTACCGAAGCTGGTCAGCCTACGGATCGCCAGACTGCAAAAGCGCACACCTTTGCGCCCCTTTACGGGGCAACGGGGTACGGACGCACACAAGCAGAGGCATCGTACTATGAACACTTCACAAAGAAGTACAAAGGGATTGCCGCTTGGCACTCCCGATTGGCTAAAGAAGTTTTATCAACGAACAAAATAACTGCACCATCTGGTCGTCAATACTCATTTCCTAATGTAGTTAGGAAGACTAACGGTACAGTGAGTTACTTTACACAGATAAAAAATTACCCTGTGCAGGGGTTTGCTACAGCAGATATTGTACCACTTACCCTCTTGCATATTGATGCATTATTGTGTAATATGAAAAGTTGTATTGTCAACACAGTGCATGATTCAATTGTGATTGACATACACCCAGACGAGGAACGGCAGGTCATTAACCTTATTAGCATGGTAAACAATGATCTGACCAGTATCGTAAATACCACGTTTAGAATTAATCTAAATGTGCCTTTGCTTTTAGAGGCAAAAATTGGAAATAATTGGCTTGACACTAAAGATGTAAGCTGATATAACTATGCATCTTAATCTGAAAGGAGCAGAAAGAATGAATGACTTAACAGTAATGAGTAGTGGTAACTATGACGCTATAGCGCAGATGGTTGGTATTACTGACGATATGAATACAGGGAGTAAAGTTGATTCCCTCAATCGTTTGCGTCTATGGCATTATCCTACTATGGGTCAAGCCGAAATAAATGGAAAACTAAAGAATGTTGAAGTAATTGATGGTGGAGTATTCCGTCTAGAGGTTATTGAAGGCAGCGTATCTAAATATGTATATAGCAAAACAATTAGTGTGCGTCCCTTCATGCAGAGATTTATGTTGAAGCGTTATGTGGCAAACAAAAACCCAAAGCCTAATGAAAAGAAGGGCGAGTTCCAGCGCACTATTATGTCAAACACTTTAAAGGAAGACCTAAAGGATACTACTGGAAGGTTTAACTGTGGAAAGACCGCTGGTTATATTGAGGACTTTCAAGCATTACCTGCAGACATGCAAGACCTGATCCGTCAGATTAAACGTGTACGGGTACTGTTTGGTATTGTCACTATGGAAAATCCTATGGATCAATCTGGTAAGCCTATGGATGAGTTTGAGACTCCTTTTGTTTGGGAGATTGATAACAAAGATGCCTTCAATAGTGTCGGAGAATGTATGGGTACATTTGCTAGGCATCAGCGTACACCATTCCATCATGCCATTACCTTTACAGAATCTACACAGCATGAAATGGATAATAACAGCAGTTATTATACTCCTGTATGTAAAGTAGATATGGGTGTACACTATGAACACACTAAGGAAGATGATGAAACATTGTCACATTTTTTGGATTGGATTAAAAACAAAAATGACTATGTGTTTAAAGAGTGGGATACTAAAAACACAAAGCGTCAGGAAGAAATGCCTGATGAAGACATGGAAATAGTGGAAGACTTCATTGACATTGAACTGGAAGAGGGAGAAGAAAAATGAATCATCCTGCCGAAATGAAACTGCATAGGTACATGACTAATGCAGCTAATGGTAAATCAACAATATCTGAGGAGGTAATTCAGAAGATAGGCTCTGATATCATGGACGCATTGCGGCGACAATTCGGCGGGAGAGATAAGAGAGAGTTTAGGTTGCGTATGTCTAATGTTGGACGCCCAACTTGCCAACTATGGTTTGAGAAGCACAGGCCAGAGGCAGCGCAACCTAAACCTAATAACTTTGTAATGAACATGATGCTTGGAGACATCGTTGAAGCTGTCTTCAAGGGTCTGTTAGATGAAGCAGGAGTTGAGTATGGAGATGCAGAGAATGTTGTTCTTAAACTGGAAGATGGCACAGAGATTAATGGAACATATGATATTGTTATGGACGGTGCGGTTGATGACATCAAGTCAGCATCTGATTGGTCGTATCGTAATAAGTTTGAGTCATATAGTACCCTCGCTGCTGGTGATGGCTTTGGCTATATTGGACAACTGGCTGGCTATGCTAAAGCAACAGGTAAACGTGCTGGTGGCTGGTGGGTAGTAAATAAAGCTAATGGTAGGTTTAAGTATGTACCCGCTGAAGGTATTGATACAGACAAAGAAGTAGATAAGATACAAGCAACAGTAAAAACTGTAGAGAAAGATGAGTTTGTTCGCTGCTTTGAACCAGAGGAAGAGACATTTAGAAAGGTAGCAACAGGTAACAAAGTGCTGAATAAACATTGCACATTTTGTGACTTCAGGAATACTTGTTGGCCTACCCTGCAAGAACATCCTCAAGCTAAATCAAAAGCAAAGTTTCCTAAGATGGTGCAGTACATTGAATATAATGCCGAACAAGCAAGCTAGGAAGCATGGCTATCGCAGTGGGCTAGAACATAAACTTTCTATTTATCTTGATCAACTCAAACAGAACTACGGTTATGAGTCTATTAAAATTGAATGGGAAGACCTAGCCTATCGCACCTACACTCCAGATTTTATTTTAGATAACGGAATAATAATTGAAACAAAAGGTAGGTTTCTTGCAGCAGATAGACGTAAGCATATTGCAATTAAAAAACAACATCCTAAACTTGACATACGGTTTGTTTTCACTAATAGTAGATCAAAGTTAAGGAAGGGAGCAAAAAGTAACTATGCAGAGTGGTGTATTAAGTATGGTTTCTTATATTATGATCGCATTATTCCAGAAGATTGGTTGAAAGAAAAAGGCAAAAACAAACACCCCAGCTTCATAAAGTTTACGGGTACAAAGGTTAAAAGGAGATAAGAAATGGTAATGAAATTAGACCCTACATCATTTAGCATACAGTTAAAACCAGATTTAGATGAAGATGATTGTTGGACAGGTGGACTAGAAGTTAGTATTGCCTATGATAAGTATAGTCCTCTAGACAAACAAAGTTTTCTTCATCTACAGCATCTTGCAGAAATAGTTGCTTGTTCTGTAGCTTTTATGGAGGAACATCCAGAAGTTATAAAACAAATAGAGGATTTTATAGATGAGTCATCTGAAGATGAAGAAGAAAATATGTCAGGACATACGGTTGAAGAGATAGGAGATAATGTGGTAAAGTTATCTTTCAACAGTCGGACGAAAGGAAGAGCGTAATGCGGCATGAAGAATACATGAAAGAAATGCTAGAAAAAGTAGAAGAGAATGAAAAAGCAGCAAAAGAAGCATATGGCAATGTTGATATGGTAAATAGTCCATCACACTACAATCAATCAGGCATTGAGTGTATAGCTGCTATTCAAGCCGCACTAGGGCCAAACTTTAAGTATTACTTGCAAGGTAATATTATGAAATATTTGTGGCGTTTTGATTATAAAGGTAAACCTCTAGAAGACTTACAAAAAGCACAGTGGTATCTAAATACTTTGCTAGAAGATGTGGTGGCTAGTGATGAGAGTTAAAATGTTTATCTCAGTTGATATTGATGAAGAAGAATATCCTATCCCTGCAGATGGGAGAGTGGACGAAGAATTAGAGGATGCGTTTTTAGACTTGATGCACGATATAGAAGGTATTACAGTCAAATCAGTTAGAGCAGTTATGGAGAATAAAGAATGAACAATTACCTACCAACAGACTACCAGAACTTCATTGCGCTATCACGGTATGCACGATGGAAAGAAGATGAACAACGGCGAGAGACATGGGCCGAAACAGTAGAACGATACTTTGACTACATGGAAGATCACCTATCTAAGATGGGCAGACAAGGTTCTTCTGCAAAGAGTTATGTTCTACCCGTAGACTTACGTGCAGAGCTAGAAGAGGCAGTATTGAATCAGGACATCATGCCCAGCATGAGAGCATTGATGACTGCTGGCCCTGCACTAGACCGCTGCAATGTAGGTGCATACAACTGTTCCTACGTGCCTGTAGACAGC